TTAAGCAGTTATCCCCAACCATTCGATGATCTCATCGCGGTAGGCATCCGGCATCACTTTGGCGTACCGAGTGACCGTCGTGATGTTCCCCCAGCCGCCGTCTGCTTTGAGTTTCATAAGATCCTTATGAATACAGTATTGCCAGCTCGCCCACGTGTGACGAGCATCGTGAGGGGTGACGTCTGGAACGAAGAAATGACGTTCTGTCTGTTTCCCTTTCGGTACCCATGTCCGCATCTTTCCAGGCAGTCCAGCTTTGTGACACGCGACTGACCAGCCTGACTTGATCTGTCCTCCGCTCGTACGGCCATTTTCAAAGTAAGAGGTTCCAATTTCCTTCCCCTGCCCGCTTCGCGACTTGCGGGAACGGACGGGACGAAACACACGGCCGTCCCTGTTCGGCAATGCAGCCAGAGCAGCACACACGCGTGCCGGCAGGTCGATATGTCGCTCGTTCCCCTGCTTCTGCCAGACAACTGCCCTCTTGCCGCGCAGATCAACGCTCGACCAATCAAGTTCCAAAGCCTCAGACATTCGGGCCCCCGTACCGAACAGAAACACCAGTAGTGGCCGAAGATGGGGCGCCGCGCACTCGATCAGGCGTGTCACCTGCTCAGGCCGCAAATAGATCGTTCTGTTCGTTGGTATGCGCGGCTTATCGAACGCTGGACGATCACACCATTTGCGGATCGCAGCGAACTCCAGAACTGACCGCAGTGGAGTGAGAACTGATCGGACCTTTGTTGCGGGGCTGGCCTCGGCACCGTCGCGAAGGATATGCCGATAAGCCTGGTCCAATGATGTTTGGTCGATGTCAGATAGGCGGATGGTCCCGAAATGATCCAAAAGCCTGAGAAGATAAGCCTTGGTCGCATCGGACCTTGGCTCTGCCTCCAGATAAGCGGTGACGGCATGAGCAAACGTTACAACTGCACGCTTCCCATAGATGCCTTCTTGCCAGAGCTCTGCTTCCCGCTTTGCGCGGTATTCTTCTGCCTGCCTCGGGTCAGCAGTTCCTGTGCTTTCATAAATGCTCTGTCCTTTGACAGTTCCACGGACATAGAGCGTTTCTGAATTGGGGCGCTTGTAGACTTTAAGGGGCATTCCAGGCTCAACAGAAGGCGTTTGTAATCTGCCGGATAGAAGATAATGCGGCTGCCCCATCGGCGGTGCGTAGGGCCTCCGTGGAACTCATGGACGCGGCTTAGGTGCTCCCTGAGCTTCGTCTTGCCGATGCGACCTTTCAAGCGATTAAGTACGTCCTGAAAGGTCATCGTTTCATCAAGCGTCTCACCCATGGCCGCCCTCCTGGTGGGTGGGGGCTCGATATGTCGCGTTAATCTTCTCGATCTCGCGTGCCAGGATTTTCTTACTTCGGCGTTCGGCAAGAAAACCTACCACAACCCCCAACCAACCAAGCAATTGACCAAGAACGAAATCTAATATCTCGGTCCTTGGTGGCAGGACTGCGAACACCGAAATCAGAGCTATCGTAGCTCCAATAATAGAGAGCGCCAGGCATAGAGCGCTCATCCACTGAACGCTCACATACGGGTTTGATCTGCTCATTTTGTGGCCTCGGCACTTACGGCTGACACCTCGGGATTGCGTCGGGCCAGATCAAAGAGTTCTCGATGAATGTCCTCGCCGAATTTTTGCTGAACCAACTGGCAGACTTTTCGATGCACCGACCGTTCAGAGGCAACGGAAACAATCTGAAGCTGCGTCTGAGCATTTCTTGCTGACGCCTCTGCGCGCCGGGCTGCAGCGTCAGCTTGTTCCCTTTTCAAGGTTTCGATTTCGAATGCACGAACCTCTTTTCGACTTTCAACTTCGATGTGATTCAACACGCCTCGGCGCTTAAGAACTCGTCGATGTTGCATCTGTGACACAGACAAGGCATGATGCGCGCGAATATGCCAATCCAGATAGTGATCACTGGCCCCTCGCTGTGACGCTGCAATGCGAGACGTCTCCAGTTGTCCCTCGATAGAGGCAATTTTTGACTCCAGAAAATTCAAGACATCCGAACAATCTGTCATCGACTGAATGAGCTCCGGACGCTCCACAAGCTGCGTCAAACGAGCAATTTCTGCTTGATCAATTGCTGAGGTAGACGGCGCTGTATCAGAATAAGCTTCACCTGAAGCATGGGTGGCATTGCTCATCATGAGAGTGCCTCCAGACGCTCACGAAGCGCTTCAAGATCTGCAATCAATGCAGTCGCCGGCTCCTCATCATGCAGGCATCCTGTGTGATGCAGGTACTCAAGGCGGATCTGGATTTCTGTAATATTCTGAGCGCGCAGTTTGTGCTCCACCAGATCTCGGATGATGTTTCGTCGGTGTGCGCACGCATCCGCCAAGTACCAGTCTGGAGAAAACTGCGGATTTATTCCGCCCACCACATGGTCCAGCTCTTCTTCGCGCAGTTCCCAGAAAGAAAGCTCCTCCCATGCCTGCGCAACATTTGTTGGCATGGGAATGGCCTTCTCTATGGCTTTCTGCACGCGCGGAGGGCACTCTTTGAAAAAGTCATGCGCCGTCCAGCCAAGGAGCGTTTCATATTCACCACTCTCTCGACCCTCCCGCCATTTTTTGACACGAATGAAGGGATGGACGGCTTGTAAAACCATTTTTTCCAATACTGTCGGAGCTCTGGCGGCTTCTTCACTGCCATAGGTCCTGATAATTCGGGCCCGTTCTTCACTGCGCTTGCGAAGCCGCTCAGCCTGTTCGGCTGCTCGCTTGGCTTTATAGCCAGGTTCACGCTTTTCCATTTCGTCGTCGAAGGCGGAGAATGGGTTTGATGCTTCCGACGAACGCGGAGCCGTCTGTGCCAATGCATCAGTGTCAGATGCAGTGTAGCCAGCTGCAGTTACCATGGCCTCCGCTCTGGCACGAGCTGCCTGACGTTCACCTGCAGGTGAATTTGGGTCGTTGGCAATAGCCATGATTTTGACGAGCTTGGGGGTGTCCAAGGGTTTCATGCCAGCCCCTCCGTATGAGAGACGCGCACCCCTTTTGCTAGCTCACCACGACGCATCGTGGCCCCTTCAGCGTATTGCATTGCAAACTTCCGCACCTGCTCGAGGCTGTATCCTTCGGATTTCCAACGGGATACCAAGTTGCGACAGACTTCTTCGTATTTAGACAGAAAGGCTTGGTCGCCAGCGCCTTCCGTAATCTCAGCGACCAGCGCGCCCATTCCTTTGGGCGTGATGCGAATGTCGTCAGCCTGGGTCATGCGGCTTCTCCCATCATGGCGATGAAATCTCGAAGGATGGCGTTCGAAAGATCGATTTCGCGCGTAGCGTAATCGTTCTTTTCGTAGCCACTGTAGCTGCACCGTTCTTTTAGAAGGCGCAGCCGGGCTTTTTGCGCTGGTAGCGTCGTGGCACGCAGTTCCCGAGCGCGGGATTCTGTTTTCATGCGTTCGGTATCAAGCGGCTTAATGCGCTCTTCATTGCTTGGCTCTTCCGCAAGCATCGCTGCAATGCGGTGCTCTAATGCGATCGCGTGATCACAGAGTTTGATGACCTCCATTTCCTGCTGAACGGCAGGCCAGTCCTTTTGAGGTGGGCCGAAGCTGACGCGAAGTGGCTCCAGAGCACGCATGTTGTTGCGGGTTACTGAGCCTTGAGATAGCCACCAGTGCTTACCTTTGAGACGCTCATCTGCACTCCCCACGCGAGGCAGAAACATATGATCCCGCTCACAGAGAAGGGCCTTGGCCTGAGTTCCAATGTGTTTAAGCCCGTAGTCGTCAATTTGCTGGAGTACGGCCGGATGCGTAGCCGTGACGTCTCCGTAAATCGTGACGCTGCCATCAGGGGCCACATGAAAAACGAGACCGTCTTCAAGCGCTTTCAGAGTTAGGAAATGCTCATAGTAGGGAAGATCGGTTGTATCGTCCTGATCCATGCAGAACCCATCGCCACCCAGATCACTAAGTGTGACGCCTTGCATTCGTCCGAGAGAAGACGTCAACTTCAACAGGCGTTCCAGCAATGGGACTGCATACACAAGGTCAATGCCAGATGGACCAATGCTGGCGCGCATTGTGTCGACACAGCACATAAGATCCACAATAGCGTCTTCCACAGTCTCTACCGGCAGGCGCCCTGACCTGATCTCCGCACCGATAGCTTCCTGCCGCAAGCGTGCAGCTTTTTCTTCAGGTGGCTCTTCGCTTAAGCAATTCATGCAATCGTATTTGCGCCATGCTTCAGCGTAATCCCGGCCTGCATCGGCCAATGTGCGTGGCCTTGAGATCAGGGCGTCGTCGAGTTGATCCTCGACAGTTACGACAGCAGTCGAATTTTGGGCGCACTTCGGGCGTGTGGTGGTTTCAACCATTTTTCGAACTCTCGGATATTCGGCCTCAGCCGGTGAATTTCAGGATTGGGCTGTTGGTGAGGTCATTGCCAACGTGACGACGGCGGACCTTGCAAGCAAAGTGGTCACGTCACGGTACCTTCCCCGACGAGAGCCGTATCTTCGGTAGCTGTGATGGCTGCGTACGGCGTGGCGCTCTGCGTAATGTACTGCTTCACCAACGGGATAATTTCGGCTGACCAGAGGAGCATCTGCCTGGAACGACGGCCCTTGATTGGAGCATCTTCCAGCCGACTGTAGGCTTGACCCGCTTCTGTCGCTGTCCAGGGATTATCATCGCTGCCAGATTTTTCCTGAAGCCCCATGGCGAGAAGTGTCCGGTTCAGCCATTGGGCTGACTGCCACCCTTCCCGCTTGGCCAACTCACTCACCGTGAAGAATGGCTTCTGCACCGGGCTTTCGATGCGCCGAATGTCCATGACCTCAAGAGGGTTAACCCCATGCAGACGTTCAACGGCGTGAGACGCATGAATGGCAGCCTGTGCATCGTCCAACTTCATCAGCTTGGCGATCCGGCGCATGTCCGCAAAGGTACGGCCCATTCCGGCCAGCTTCGGTTGAGGGGCTGACTTGACCCTGATCGGACCACCGACGCCGGACCCGAAATACTGCTTCACCAACTGACGCTGCACGCTCCATGCCAGATCGTCCGTGAAGGACTTTACCAACATGAGGTATCCACTCTCAGTAAGGAGCGTGATATCGCTCTGAGCCTTCGGAGAAAGATCCATCAGTTTGCGCGTACGAATTTCGTCCGCACAAACCGAAATGTAATCTTCCCCCTCGATCAGGTGTGACTTGTTAGCGTTGAAATTTCTCCGTGCCGTCCCTTCGGGACGTTCATGAAGAGCATCAACCATTCCAAGCGTGACAACACGCTGATCGGCGTACTCGATCACGTCTACAGCACGGTCGTTAATTGTAACCTGTGTCATGCTGCACCTCCATTATGAAGGTTCAGACCGAAAAGGAGTTCGAGGCGCTTGGTGGCTGCCTCTGACGCTAATTGCTCAAGGTCCGAAGCCTGGCGCTCAATATTGAAGCCGCCATGCTCTGCCATCTGTCGGAATACACCGATCTTTTCTTCGCAAAAGGCTTGCGCATGCAGAATGGTGCGGCACTGCTGAAAGGCTGCGTTGGCTGTGAGAATTCCAACCCCTTCCGCGCTGATACACTCGATGCCGCCAATGGTCTTGGTGGGAACGTCCCGGAAGATGGAATGCGTCTTCGCGGCATCCCAGAGTTTCTGGTTGCTCATCCCCTACACTCCTGACAGGGCGTAAAGCGTGCCCGCGAAAATTGCGGCACTTACAAGAGCGGGGCGCCCATATTCGAGGGCGATGGCGAGACGAAGTACCCAACGCAGGGCATTTGCACCCCGCCATGCGGGAGTGATATAGACGCACGTATCCATTGGCATGATCTCCATGCTCCAGTGGGTTCAAACCGACGGCGGCTAGGGACTGATTGGCGTTGGGCCCTGCCGCCGTTTGTCTTCCTGAAAAGACTGTCTCAACCATGCTGATGGTGTCGTGCTTAGATGGTGCAAAACCCCATCAGCGTTCGGCCGATGGGGCATTTCTACAATATAATTTTTAGGCCTACAAGTTTTTTTGTCAGTGAGATCGCATAATGCTTTTTATCTGGATGCGCGATGAGTTAGGAGTTGAAAACTCCAATCCAAGCACAGAATGAATGGATTTTATTTCCGAAAATGGAAATTCAACATAGGTTTTCATATCAAGACTCTTCTCAAAGTCGGGCTCATCCATCATGTCGCGAATTAAGTCCTTATTTTCCAATTTGATGGAATTTTTTTCTATTTTGTATACTTCTCCAACAATGAATGTATTTGTCTTGTGCCATATTATACAGATATTGCCTGTTTTTAATTCTCGGTGAGGACTTACGAATGCAATAGTTTTGTTTATGCTTGATGAGCACATTGTTTTATGGCTGTTTATATAAACCGCATAAGCTTCTTTTTGTCCTACCAAATAGTGCGGTCTGGGGACCTGTTCTTCAGGGAGGTCGTCCTCCACATACATAAAATAATCTTTAATTACTTTCGATATCCTGTCACGGGGAATATCTTCGTTAAAACTGAGTATCCATGAATGAATTCTATGTTGTATTTCGATTTTAGCCTGCTTAGGCATTCGTGCGTTTTCAACGTTGTCACATAGGAAAACAGGTACCGTAGAATCTTTTGGATAGATACGCGTCGGGGGAAAGCTCCACCCGCTATCAATTTCTCGGTCATCAGTTAAAAAATATAGATTGCCCGCGGGTTGTGCGTCAGACGGATCTGAAAGGTCGCGTCTTGGCTTTCGCTCTTTATCGCCTTCGCCGTTGGCCAGCCATAATGCCTCTACTCCTAATGCGCCAGCAATCGAAGCCAGATGTTTGGAGCCTGCTGAGCTTCCTGATTCTAGCGCTTGGATGGCTTGAGGGGTAATTCCGACTAGGCGCGCTAGCTTGGACTGACTTAAGCCACGCAACTCACGAATTTCTTTCAGGCGGGATGCCAAACTTTCTTGGGTCATCCTCCACCTTTAGCGTAAAATTTAGCCATGGAATTACAAAAGTGCTTGTAGTTATGGCTGTAAATTGTTAACTTTCGCTGATGCACACGTATCATTTGAAACGAGCTGTAGAGCTCTGCGGAGGACAAACGGCTCTAGCCAAGGCGATTGGGAAAAAGCAGGCTCACATATGGTGGTGGCTAAACAAATGTAAAAAGCTTCCATCAGCACAAGCTATAGCAATAGAGAATGCTACTGGAGGACTTGTTACCCGTGCTCATTTACGTCCCGATATTTTTCCGGTGAGAGACGTAACGTGAACAAAAGGGAAGCGGAGTGCCTTTCAGACTTCAGCCCCCTGCTCCCGAGCCTCTTCTCGCATCCGTCGGACGCGTTCTGGCATTTCGTAGAGGTAGATCAGCGTCATGCGGGTCAGAGCGGCGAGTGCATTGATGTCCGCTTCCGTCGGCTCATCCTCGTCATGCGCGGCCTCGTTGCCAATTATGCGGATGTGATCAGCCCACTCGGCAATGTCCGGAGTGAGTTTCTGGGCAGCCGCAAGCTTCTCGATACGTCGTTTCAGATTGTTTTCAGTGATGCCTGCTTCGGTGGCTTTTTGTCGCGTGGCATTTTCCAGCGCTTTGCGAAAAACCATGCCCGCAGCCGTGAGATTTCGGCCAATCCGAGACCTTTCGCCTTCCAAGAAAGCACGTTCGACAACATTTGGAAGAAACTCCGGCACATCCGGGTTGGGCGGAGCGGGCACAATGTCTTTAAAAGAAAATTCGTCTGTCACATCCAACTGGGTAGTCAAAAGGCTTTCATATCCACCGAAAGACATTCGCGGCCGTCTTACAACTGCCCGAACTCCAATTGGCATAAGGCAGCATCGAGGGAAAAGGGCTATGTCGAATGCCCAAATTTCCTTTTGTTGGCCCCTATACCCGGAGATATCCATCGTTTGACGCCCGCTCCCACACCGCGGGCAATCGAGGACAATTGTAGCCATGCGTGACACATCTCCTTCACTGGCGATGCAACACGCAGAGCGGCTCATCCGAGAGGCCTGCTCATCGCCGAATCCTGCCTCCCGGACGGAAGACCTGATGCGAGCATATCGGCTGGCTTCCGGTGACGTCCAGCATGCGCTGGTCATGGGTTTGATTGCCCGCGTGGCGATGAAAGGCGTTCGACGTCATGGTCGCTGATCACCCCCATTCTCTCCAATCCCACCAGAAGCTCCTCCAGTGCCCGGTTCACGGCCGGGCTCCGGGGGATCTGCTGGATTGCGAGCAGCGTTGGCTGCAGGATTATCCCGGTAAGCCGCGTCGTAAGACGTGCGGCCGGAATATATTCGTACACGCCGGCCTGTGCTCGCAATCGTGCCAGACCGACCATGGCCGCGTCGATGCGGGCCAGGGCTTCCATCGCCTCCGTGGCGCTATCCTGATCGTTTTCATTCTCCACCTTCCCTCCTTTGGAAAGCTTACTGGTCTGAACGCCATGAAGCATGTCGAAGGAGTGATCCAATGCCGTGGAGTATTTTGTCCAAGGGCGCGGGAATGACAGCCGCTGTAGTCGAGGAATTCGCCGATCTCGTATCCCAGACTGTAGAGAGCCGCCGCAAGGCTGGCCTCAAGTCTGCGATTTACGAGGCTGCGCGACTGCTCGGTCTGACGGAGCGGCGTGTCCGTGCCTGCCTGTATCGCGAAATCCGCAACGTGACCGCCGCCGAATGGCTGGACGTCCGTGCGCGTTTTGCGTCCCACCTTGAAGCCGAGGCACGCCGACACGCTGCCGAGGCCGATCTGTTGCGCGCCCGCATAGAGGCGTTGCGAAATGAGGCTGCATGATCTGGAAATGGTTCTGTCAGAAAATGGCGGCTTACTGGCGCTGGGTTGCTCGCTCCCAGGCTGACAAGGCCGCTCTTGCTCTTGCCCGCGCCGAAGAATGGCGCCGGAGGGCTGGCCTGTGAGTATTGCTGCGACCCACTGGGCCTTTACGTTGCCTATCCCTGCCACCCACAAGATGGTTCTGCTGGCGTATGCAAACCACGCTGATGACAGGGGCGAGACGTGGCCAGGCATGGACCGTCTGATGCGTCATACAAGCCTTTCCGAGCGGGCAATTCGTCGCTCCAAGAAATGGCTCACGAAGCTCGGCCTGATCGCGCCTGTCACTACGGGAAAGCGTTCCGACACGTTCATTCTGAGTGTCGGAATGGAGGTTTCCGAAGGCGTTCTTGATGGACAGTCTGGCCGGAAAACGGCCTGTGAGTCCGAAACTGGTGACACGAAAACGGACTATTGGTCCGCTGAAACGGACTCACAGGCCAAAAAAACGGACTGTGTGGCCCCCGAATCATCAAGAACTATCAAGAACTATCAATATTCTCCTTTTTGTTCCTCCGCCGAGGCAACGATTTCGACTGCCGATCCTGACCGTGATGAGAGCGAAATCCTGATGACCCAATCCGGCATCCATCAGCTCCAACTCACTCCCCCGGAGGAACCGTCGGGGCCTTCGCCTTCTCGAAAGCAAAAACCGTCCTCCAGGGCAGGAGCTTGTGATCCAGAGGAGTTCGATGCGTTCTGGGCAGTTTATCCCCGAAAGGACGGCAAGAAGACTGCGAGGGCCGCTTTCACCAAGGCGAGAAAGAAGGTTTCTCTGGAACGCCTCCTGGCAGCCGTGAAGGCTTACCCCTTTACCGAGCCGACAGCCCGTGGCGATTTCCGTCCAATGCCCGCCACATGGCTCAACGGCGAACGTTGGGAGGATGACATCGTGGCAGACGCCCTGGAGATGATCGAGCAAGAGCGCCGGATGGGTTCTGATGGGCAAAAGGCTTTTGCTGCTGCTCGGGCAAAATGGGCTGCAGACGGTGGCAGTGGGCGCATGCCAAAGCGGGAAGATTTCGAGATGGGAGTGATGGCATGAGCCCGGCCCACTGGACACCGCAGCATTGGACGGCACTGGAGCGCTACGATCACACGCTTCAGGCTCTGACGGAGGCCTGGCAGGGTCTGCTGGAGCTCAATAGTTTTGATCACGAGCGGATCCTGAAGGAGATCCGCATGGTGTCTCAGGCGATGGCAGTGCGGGCCGTAAAACACGAGGAGAAACATCTCCATGAGTGCTGATCTTCATGGCCTGCAGGATCTCTGCACGACGTACCTGCGCCCGTTGGAGAGTGTTCAGGCTGAGAACGCGGTCTTGTCCTCAATCCTGCTACGGAACCCGGACTACGATGCGATTGCTGAGATCCTGCGTCCTGAACACTTCTCGGCTTTGCATCGCGGGGAGATGTATCGGCTGATTGGAAATGCCATTCAGGCCGGGCGACGCGTTGATCCAGTTACGATGCGGGAAGCCTTTTCTTCGAACGAGGCTTTGGCCACCTACGGGGCCCAGAAGGCCGTACTTGAGGCCATGAACAATGGCATTCCCTGCCCTCATGCTCTGCTGCGCTCCTACGCCAATGAAATCGTGGATCTTGCGATGCGGCGTAGTCTCAGAAGCATGGCTCAAAAGGTTCTGAACGCAGAGAACGAAACCGAAGACGACAATGCCAGTGCAATCATCAGTCGGCTTCAGGAGCAGCTTCAGGGGCTCTCTGCGGGTGTGGATGGAACGCGACAGGCCAAGACAGCCAGTCAGGCGTCTCATGAGGTCATTGGAGATCTGGAGGCCTCCTGGAAGGCCGGCACGTTCCTGTCCGGTCTGGATTGTGGGTATGCCGAACTGAACAAACGCCTGCGTGGCCTGCGCCCGGGTGGCATGTATGTGTTGGCCGGGCGCCCGGCTATGGGAAAATCTTCCCTCGCTTTGGGTGTTGCGGTGCGTATGGCTTTGCAGGAAGGTCGCGGTCTCTACTGGTCTGGAGAGATGGACAGCAAAGAGCTCATGGCCCGTGCCATTTCGGCCAAATGTGGGCTGCCTTTGCAAACCGTTCTGACTGGTATGATCGAGGGCGATAATCAGCCTGAAAAAGTCTCTCGTCATACGCTCGAGCGTATCATTTCTGCGGGAATGGCGGCGAGAAAGATCCCGCTTGTTATTGATGACCGTGAAGGGCTGAGTGTTCAACAGATTGCCGTCCGGGCGCGGCGCATGGCGCGCGAACCCGATGGCCTAAAATTTGTCGTGATTGACTATATTGGTCTTTTGCGAGGGAGCGATGCCGTACGTCGTTCTGGTAACCGTGTCGCGGAGGTGACGGAAATCAGCGGCGAGATCGCGCGAATGGCTCGTGAGTTGAGGGTTCCTGTGATCGCCCTTTCGCAGCTCAACCGACAGTCCGAAAACCGCGAAGATCGGCGGCCAGGGATGGCCGACATACGAGACAGCGGTGCTATCGAGCAGGATGCGCGGTGCATTCTGGCTGTCTATCGAGAAGAAGCGGCTTTACGGCTCCGCCTCGGTCACGACGGACAGGTCGTTCGTAATTTGAACGAAGGTGAACAGGCCTATCAAAAACGTGCGGTGGAGTTTGAGGCTGCTCTCGAAAGATCTCGGGGTAAGGGTGAAGTTCTCATCCTTAAAAATCGGGGCGGTGTGGGTGGTGTCGTAGATATGTGGTTCGACGGCCCTGCAACATGGTTCCGGGATGTGTCTGAAGGAGAACGTGGTGTGGCTTGGTGATTGAACCGGTGCCGCTTGAGGAGTGTCGAACTAACGGAAGGAAGTGTTGATAAAATGTGGCAGTCTCAAACCCCTGGTGCCCCTAATAGAGGCGAGTTTTGCCGCTGAGTGCTGCGTAATGCTTATCTGATATCAGCGTGGCGGGCGATGAGTTAGAGCGACTCTGAGGGCGAATACGAGGAATGTTATGAAGAACAAGTATCTGGCGCTGATCGGGGTTCACGATTGATGCACAAGGCTCCCGGCTATCGGTTGGCAAACAAAATAAATGTTACGGCGTCGTCATAAATGTAGACGCCTAGGACATTCAGTTGCTAGCCTGCCAGAGCCAGCACAAATTCAAGCTGGATCAAGGAGAAGTCCCGATGAAGAAAATACTTTTTGCCGGTAGTGCAGTCCTGGTCATGTCCGCATTCGCAGCAGTCTCTGCAAACGCCCATGCCTCAAAGTCATCGTCGAATATCCTCTCTCAAATCTCCATCCAGAAAACCGTAATTTACCCGAACGGCCAGACGTGTTTGGTGACCCCTTCAGGGGAAATCTTGGAGTGCTGGACTACCGGCACAAATCCTCCATAACCGTCCTCAATCAAACGGAAGAGGCACAGCGCTGCCTCTTCTCACCCGACGCACACTAACATTCGAGCAGAAACACGCGTGATATTAACGTTTGAGGTCAAAGGGGTAACCATAGTTACCAACTCATGGACTGTACGGGATAACGGAGCCAAGGGCGTCATTGTCTGCTACATTTGGGGGGCGGACGATGTAAGTTTCTTCGATAGTGCAACGGGAACTTCCCGAGCATACCTCGCCATGAGCATTCAAGAGTTTACTAAGCGACTTGTGAACGCCAGAGCATCTGGCATGTGCCAGATTGAACCCGAGCAGGTTGTTAGCCCGAATTCCTTTTGGTGAATGGCACAAGGCGCCATCAAATCGGGTCAATGGAGTTCTGATTTTGGCGCGAGGTAAAGGAAAAATCGAGCTTAAGCCTGCCAAACAGGATCTGCCCTCGAAAGTATACCCCGTCTGCGACCGGCCGTTCACTTGGCGCAAGAAGTGGGCAAAGGACTGGGATCAGGTGCGGTATTGTTCTGAGGCGTGTAAAGGCGCTCCAAAGTTATAAAATCCATGGATTTCAAACTCTACTGACGATCTCGCGCCTCGCGAAATATGGCCAACCCGGAGAGCTTTATGCGCCTGATCCTCGCATCCCTAACCGCGGTATTTTTCGCAGGGTGTACCTGCCATTCACATGAGCCTCCGAAGCACGAAACGGCGGCCTGCATGAACTACAGGTCCATGATGACCGCACCAATGCCGCCAGACGCTATGCAGCGGCTTCAGGAAAAGTGTGCGGCGTCGCGGGATAAATCAGGTGCGTGACCGTTGAGTTAAGAAGCTGAAGCCAGTCAGGTGCTGGGCCTAGCATTTGGCTTGTAAACTTAAGTTTACCATAGAACGGTATGTGTCCTTTTGTTTCTAGTATATTTCATATGATTGCTTACGTTGCTGTGAGCAACCATTGGAGATAGAAACGTGGCTGATACTGAATATTTCAATAATGGTGACTACACTATTAATCAGGACTACTATTCACTAACAGTTGTTGGGTCTAACGATACAGTTAGAACGAACAATAACGACGTAACTGTTGGTTTTGACGGTTCCGACGAAACGGCCTTCCTCTCCAATGGCCAGGTCAATATGGATGGTGATAGTCAATCAGTCACTGTTGTCGGAAATAACAATACATTTTCCTCGGCGTGGAATAATGACACAGTCGGTTTTACAGGAACAAACGAAACAGCCTTCCTTTCTAACGGGCGAGTAAATCTTAACGGTGATAATGACAGCGTTTCCATCGCCGGTAATAACGTTAGCGCTGGAACGTCATGGAACAATAATACAATCGGATTTAATGGCACAAACGAAACAGCATATATTCAAAATGGGCGCGTAAACCTAAACGCAGATAATAACAGTGTTACGGTAGTTGGGAACAACGATACTGTTGCAACAAACTGGAAGCACGATACCATCGGATTTACAGGAACAAATGAGACCGTAAATTCTTCTCTGTGCTATATTAATCTCAATCAATCTCGTGCTGAAATTACCGTAAACGGCAATAACAACGCTATCTCCAGCGCATGGTCTAATGACACCATCAATGCGACCGGAGAGATTGTTACGGTTCAGGCTTCCAACTGCTGGATTAACTTGGGAAGCGGGGTAAAAGCATTTTTCCTAACAGGCAATAATAATGTCGTCGAAGACGCTAATCCTTACACAGAGTTCAAAATTCAAGGGTCAGGTAACGATATAGACGGGAATAACCCCCCGAAGGGAGCATCAGCGACCACTTATGATCCCACTGCTGATTTGAAGAATTATGCTCAATCCAGCGCTTCGACGTCTTTGCTGGCAGATATGACCAAGTCTGCAGGGACGCAAAGCATTCTCGGTACATCTTCCGCCCAAAACTCTTCGTCCATCGCTCAGTATGACCCCAATATGTCGCTAAGTTCTGCGCCAGGGATTGCAGTTGTTAATTCCGATACAGCGCACTCCGCGGCAAGCAGCATGATCTACACAGCTAAAAATTAGTCTTGCGGGTCGGGGCCAAGTCTATTGAGCCCCGGCTTTTCTATCTCCGAGCCCTAATCGCAGCAGTCGTACGCCCAGCCTGATTTTCTCTGTCTCGTGGTCATGGGGATTTGGTAGCACGGATTAAGCGCGGAATTGTGGTATCCTGTTACCGGTTTTGCTTGTACTGAGCGGGGCCTGATGATAGGTTGGGCCTATGACCGAACCCACTGCAAACAGCGGCAAGCAGCGGAGAAAACCGCCAGCAGGCAAGCCATTCCAAAAAGGACAATCCGGCAATCCATCAGGGCGACCCAAGGCCCTGAAAGAGGTTGTCGAGCTTGCGCGGTCTCACACCATCACGGCCATCGAAGCGCTCGCCCAGATCGCAGGTAAAGCCACAGCCCCTGAAAGCGCTCGCGTGTCTGCTGCCAATGCGCTGCTCGACCGCGCTTGGGGTAAAGCGAAAGAGACTGTCGAGATCAGCGGACAAGATGGCGCCCCGCTCGGCCTCGTAGTAACCGTGGTTCGGCCAAGTGAGTGATGTCCAATTTCCTGAGAGCCTCGCCTTTCTGTTCGAGCCCGCGCGTTACAAGGTCGCGTATGGTGGGCGAGGATCGGGGAAATCCTGGGGAATGGCGCTTGCTCTGCTGATACAAGGCGCTGAGAAGTCGATCCGCGTTTTGTGCGCGCGTGAATTTCAGAAGTCCATTTCTGACTCTGTTCACTCACTTCTGGCGGACCATATTGCGCGCAACCCCGCCCTGGCCAGCTTTTACACTGTTCAGAACACCACGATCATCGGGCGCAACGGGACGGAGTTCATCTTTGCAGGCCTGCGGCACAACATCGCGTCGATCAAATCGATTGAAGGAATAGACCGCTGCTGGATCGAAGAGGCCCAGACGATCACCAAAGGCAGCCTCGACGTTCTTATTCCGACGATCCGTAAGGAAGGCTCTGAGATCTGGCTTGGCTTTAATCCGGAGCTTGCCGAGGATGAGGTCTATCGCCGGTTCGTTCTGAATCGTCCGCGCAATGCCATTGTTCGGAAGGTGAACTGGGATCAGAACCCGTTCTTCCCTGCTGTGTTGCGCGAAGAAATGGAGCAGCTCAAGGCGACGGATTACGACGCGTGGCTGAACGTCTGGCAGGGCAATCCGAAGCAGGTTCTTGAAGGCGCGATCTATGCCAGCGAGATCAGGCAGGCCACGGACGAGCAGCGCATTTGCCGCGTAGAATATGATCCGTCTGCGCCTGTCTTCACGGCTTGGGATCTGGGATGGTCTGACATGACCAGTATTTGGTTCTGGCAGAAAATCGGCTTCGATATTCGGGTGATCGACTTCTATCAAAACCGGATGGAGGGACTGGATCATTACGTCGGCGTGCTGGAGCGGCGCGGCTACAAGTATGAGCGGCATTTCCTTCCGCATGACGCTAATCAAGGCCAGTTGTCAGCAGCCGGAAAGACGATTGCTGCCCAACTCCGGGCGCGCTCAATGCCGATCACGGTTCTTCCCCAACTCCCCATTTCAGCAGGAATAAGCGCGGCTCGCACCCTGTTCCCTCGCGTGTGGTTTGATGAGCAGGCGACAGCGGACGGGATGAACGCTCTGCGACGGTACCGCTACGATGTGGACCAGCAGACGGGGCAGTTCAGCAAGAAGCCGCTGCATGATGATGCCTCACATGGAGCCGACGCGTTCCGTCAGTTGGCTGTAGCGATCAATGACCCGAAACCACGAGCGGAGCGCAAGCCAATCACACGTTCATCGTTCATAGGAACTAATGCCGGTTGGATGGGAATGTAATCGTCTCAGCCTATTAAATTTGGTTGTACTGGCAGAATCTTGTGTGGTAATTTGTTACCACATGAGCACGCAAGATGATGAGATCCTCCAAGAGGTCGTAGAGCGCCACAGGCACTGCCAAAGTGTTGAGGCATCAGCGCGGGCGAACTACCGCTCTGACCTGCAGTTTCTCTATGGAGACGCCTACAATCAGGCGCAGTGGGAACCGGCAGTTGTCATGGCCAGAACAGGCGCTGGCGGTTCCGGAGGCAGGCCTTGCCTAACAGTCAACAAGACATTTCAGCACATCTTGCAGGTCACAAACTCTGCACGCCAACAGACCATGGGCGTGAAGATTGTGGCGACCGGATTTGGCGCTTCTCAAAAGGCTGCCGAGGTCCTGGAAGGCATTATCCGCCACATTGAAGCTCAGTCGAACGCGCAGCAGAACGCTTATGCCAATGCCATTATGGGGCAAGTAGGTGGCGGCATCGGATACACACATATCGTCACGGATTATGTGCGAGGTGTCGATACCTTCGATCAGGATCTCTTCATCGAGACGGTGCCAGATCCACTCTGCGTCATGCTTGACCCTGATGCGCAGGAGCCCGACAAGTCTGATGCAAACTGGGGGATGCTCATCACCCATATGCCGCGCGGTGAATTTGAGCGCATGTACCCGCGAGACAAGGATATTGGCGACGATCACCCATTCGATGGTGTGCAGGACCATGACGACGGATGGGAAGAAAAAGACCGTGTTCGCATAGCTCGCTACTACCGTCGCAGCGAGATCGACGACACGCTATGGAATGTGCCGCCCATGCCTGAAATCGGTCTGGCTGGCGGCCCCATGCGGGAAAGCGAAATGCCGGACGGCATGGCCGCGATGTGTCGCAAAATGAAGTGCGAACACCGGCCCGTTTCAGATCATGCTGTGGAATGGTTCCTGATTGGCGGCTCTCGCGTGCTGGATCACGGCGATACGGTTTTCAAGAATGTTCCGCTCGTGCCATGGATCGGAATTGAGACGAATATCGATGGCAAGCTGGATCGAAAAGGCCTCACGCGCCTGCTTGTAGATCCGCAGCGCATGTTCAACTTTTCCGCGTCTAAGTTCATTGAGGGTCTAGCCGCCCAGACCATGGGATCGTGGATTGCTTCGGACGCGCAAGTCTCTGGGCGCGAAGCTGAATGGGCGCTGGCGAACATCTCCCCACCTGGGGTTTTAATCTATAACGGCACTGATCCGGACACAGGATCACCAATCGCAGGCGCACCTGAGCCTGTTCCTCCTCCGCAGTTCTCACCGGGCTACTTGCAGGCCATGCAGCAGTCCGACCAGCAAATGCAGATGGCGTCAGGGCAGTATCAGGCCGAGATGGGAGCGCCAGGCAACGAGAAGTCAGGACGCGCCATAGGCGAACGCCAGCGTCAATCCGATACGGCAAACTACCACTTCACCGACAACCAAGGCATGGCGCTTCGTCTGACGGGTAAAATTCTCATCGACGCCATCTCCCGCGTGTACGACGTGACACGCGCCGTTCAGGTTATGGGTATTGATGGTGCGATGGCTCAGGCGATCATTGACCCGAGCATTACGCAGGCTCATCAGCAAGTCACGCCACAGGGTCCGATTGCAGAGCCGCAATCACCAGACCCTGAGGCCGTTTCAGACGTGAAAGGGGCGATCCTTGCCATCAACCCGAACGTCGGACGTTATGATGTCATCGCGGATGTCGGTCCTTCATGGGCCAGCCAAACGCAAGAGACATTCAATGCGCTGATGCAAGTGGTTCAGGCTGACCCGTCGCTTATGGCGAAGTGTGGAGACCTCCTTTTTCGTTCAGCGCCCTTCCCACTTGCATCTGAAATCGCTGACCGCCTCAAGCCCATTGGCGATGATCCACAGGCAGCAGCGATGCAGCAGCAGTTGCAGCAGGCCCAGCAGTTGATTGCTCAGCTTCAGCAGCAGCTCAAAGACAAGCAGCAGGACTTTGCTCTACGCGCCAATAAGCAGCAACACGATCAGGTCATTGATCTGATGGATGCCGACACAAAGAAACGCGAACAGCAGACGGACGAGATGGCTGCGATTGGCTCGATTTCTCCCGAGAGCCTCAAGCCGGTTCTGGAGAACCTGATCCGCACGATCCTTGCCGAGCAGGGGGCACCAAATACGCCGGTGCCAGAGGTCAGTCCGCGTCCTCTCGAGCGCCTCCCTACGACCAATCCCCCCGGTGGCGAAATCCACGCCCCCAATCCAGTGACAGGAGCCGTTGACGCATGATGAACACAGCAAACAAGATTGATTACAGCGCCGCGAATATTCGTTCAGATGAATGTAATCCGCCTGAGCAAGTACTGAGCCTTTTAATTGAGATCAATAAGATCCAGTGCGAGATTAATGATAGAAGTTCATTTCTCGTAAATAAGATCATCGGGCCAATTCCCGAGCCTGTTAACGCTGCATGTGAGGGAGGCTCTTTAAGAGACGCTCTAGTCTCACTCCGCGATGGTATGCGGACAACAGCAGCGAGAATGGACCGGCTTCGGATGGAGTTCGAGGCATGAGCGAGACCCTAGAAGCCCCAGTTGTTGAGACAACCGAAGCCCCAAGCGATGACCGTTTTGCCGGAATGCAGTTCGGCAGCGACCAGGAGCAGGACGGCAGCGCCGTTGAGCAGCCAGAAGAAACCGAGCAACCAGAACCCAACAAGCCAGAGCCGAAGCCTGATAGCACCCCAGAGTTTCTACGTCGTCGCATTGGAAAGTCAGTTGCTCTCCAGCGTCAGGCCGAACGCGAGCGTGATGAAGGCCGTGTGAAGATTGAGAACCTCGAAAGGGCGCTTCGTCACGCTCGCGGCGAGGAAGAGCCGGCCCCACGCGAGCAGACGCCTGATGAAATTCGCGCCGAAGAACGCCAACGCATTGAGCGTGATAGCGCCCAGGAGCGCAGCGCGTCCGATTTCAATCAGACCTGCAATTCTCTGGCACAGAAGATCGGATCTGAGTTTGGGGAACGCGCGGCCGTCGAGGCAACACAGAAGCTCGCTGAAAATGTTGGCTTGAGCTTTGACAATCCCGATCACCAGAGTGTCATTCGGGATATTTCGAAGCTCCCGAATGCAGCCCAGGTATATCGTGCGCTTGCTCAGGATCCAGACGCTGCCTACCGGATTTTTGAGGCCGAAGATAAGCGGGAGGGATATGCGGAATTACGTGATTTCGCGCGTGGCCTGAAGGCGAACGCCGAGCCAGCCGCACAAGCTCCAAGTGCTCAACCGACTGCGCCAGCACAGCCGCGCCCAATCTCCCAAGCTCCTCGACCTGCTGGCCGCACTCCTGCTCCTGCCCGATCTTCCTCTCGTTCGGTTTACGATGATGACGTATCCATGGACGATTTTATTGCGATGCGGAACAAGAGGGGATAGAGTACCTCAATACCGCATCAGCAATGATGTGTGAGCCACGGGGGCTATAACCCGGCCAGACTGGCGGCCCTCTACGCCGCCCGCGCACGGCAACGCGTAATACCGGCCAGTTGCAGGGTCTACCAACCTGACGACGTGCACGGCACGGCAAAGCTGGCCCGGTATGGGCGTATCCGTGAGCAACTCAGGTGGCAAACAATCTTCTTACGATCAAGATGATCACGCGCGAGGCGCTGCGTCTTTATCGAAACTCCAATTCATTCCTCAAGAATGTTGACACTCAGTACGACAGTTCTTTCGCCAAGACAGGCGCGAAGATTGGCAACAATCTGAACATTCGCCTGCCAAACGACTATGTGGTCGGTACTGGCCCCACGATCACACCGCAGGGCACGACTGAGCGTCAGACCAGCCTGTCGATCACCAATCAGTTTAACGTGGCGATGTCGTTCTCGTCCTCTGACATGGCACTGTCTCTGGATGACTTCAGCAAACGCATTCTTGCACCTGCCGTAAACCGGCTGGCTGGTCAGGTCGCCATGACGCTGATGAGCACGGTTGATGCTGCCACCATGGGCGGTCAGGGCCCGGCACAGCATTTCGTGCACAACACGGATGGCAGCGGCAACACGATCTCCCCAACCGCCGCAACTGTTCTTCAGGGTGGAGCAATCCTGACGAACAACGGCGTCCCCGAAGGAACACGCCGCGTTGCGATGGTGGATCCAATGACCGAGGCGCGCCTCGTAACGGGATTTTCTGGCCTGTTCAATCCGCAGTCCAAGATTGGCGATCAGTTTGAAACCGGCCTGCTGTCCAAGAATACGCTTGGCTTTGACTGGTACCGCGATCAAACCATCCTGAAGCACAACACGGGTACCCTGACGGGCGTAACCGTTAATGGCGCAAGCCAGACGGGAACAGCATTGACTGTGACTGTGGCTGCTGGGGGATCTGTCTCTCTTAATCCAGGCGATGTGTTCACCGTCGCTGGCGTGTATGGCGTGAACTACACGACGGGCGCGTCCACCGGAACGCTGCGTCAGTTCACCTATAATGGCACGGAAACGCTGACCATCGCGGCAAGCGGCTCTGGCAGCATTCCCATTTATCCTGCCCTGACCCCGACCGGCTCCACGCCTGGGGCTCAGGTCGCTTACGGTACAGTGACGGCATCCCCGGCAACGGGCGCGGTTCTGACTTTGGCGAACACTGCTGGGGAGAGCTACCGCGCAAACCTGCTGTACGTCCCGGAAGCCTTCACGATGGCCACGGCAGATCTGCCCATGGATAACCGTCAAGGCGTTGAGATGCACCGCGAGAGCTACGACGGCGTCTCGATGCGTATGGCCCAGCAGTACAACGTGATGACGGATCAATTCATCACACGTCTCGACGTGCTGTGCGGCATGGCCCTGCTTCGCCCGGAATGGGTGGTGCGCATGGCTGATGCGATCTGAGGAGAGAACGAGATATGGCTCACACTCTCTACCCGCGCGAACTCGCCCACCCAAATGGCTTTCGCACCGTGACCGTCTACTCCTCCGAGGAAGAGCGATCCGTTCAGGCGGATTTCTCCGCCTTCCGGCGCGAGAACGACGCTGCACAACAGGCAGCAGCCAAAGGAGCTAAAGCCCCTGCCCGCGCTGTAAAGAAGGAAGCTGAGAATGTCTGAGACCCAGACTGAACAGCCGACCTCGGCTCCCGAGGTTAAGCCGTCATTCCCCGGTTATCCGATCACGCGGTTTAACCCGGTCTATGGGCGGCGCGTGTTCGAAAGCCCGAATGACTACGCCCTTGCTGGTGGCGATAATGGTGACTGGCGCTTTACAAGTGCGGGTGCGGCCGATCAGGCTCGCACACATACTGAGGCCGTTCTGGCCATGCGCGCCAATGAGGATCGTGCTCTTACTGCCCTCCGCCAGGAGGGTGAGGTCATTTCGAACAGCGTGCAGGCTGATGCGTCTGCGAAATCCGGCTATCCTGAGCCGGGTGTAATCCCGGCACCGTAATGTCTGGAACCACGAGCGACGGCACTCCCGAAGCCAATACGGGTTATCTTGTCTCCGATCTAGTGGGGCTTGCGCTTCGCCAGATCGGGTTTGAAGGGCTTGGCACAAATCCTTCGACGGCAGACCTTGCTGACGGGGTCATGCACCTAAACATGCTCCTCGCCAAATGGCAGCAGCAGCGTTTCCTTGTGCCGAACCTCGTGGACCTCCCGCTAATCAGTACGGGCGCAAGTATTTACTACCTGGGGCCTGGAGGAGACTTCGATGCGCCGCAGAGGCCAGCGCGCCTTGATGGTGCGTATGTGCGCCTGACCACAGGCGGAGGATTCCAGCCATCCAGCCTCGGAGAGTTCGCTCCCACGCAGTTCGATCCGTCGGAATTTGATACAGGATCGGACGGTCTTGCGAGTGGCGCTGCGGCTGGCCCGCTCGACTTCCCACTATCGGTCATTCACTCCTACGAGGAATATGCATCGATTGGCTTGAAGGGCCTGCGCACCTGGCCAAGCGCAGTCTACTACAATCCAGCCTTTCCGCTGGGAGAGTTGCGGTTTTTCCCCATACCGCAGGCATCCATGTGGGAGCTGCATGTTCTCGTCAAGCAGCAGCTCCCTAACAACCTCAAGGCGAACGACCCAATTAACCTACCCCAGGAATACTGGGATTTAATCATGTGGACGCTCGCCGTGCGAATGGCACCCTCCTACGGACAGGAAGCCAGCCCAACCGTTGCGGCTATGGCGAAATCCGCGTTCTCCGCCATTCGCGCCGCCAATCAACAAACTCCCCGCGTACAGATGCCAGCCGCAGTGGCTCCTAATGGCTGCGCTGCTGTGAATCCGTGGTGGATATATACCGGAGGCTTCTAATGCGCCGAATGCTCGCACTCATTACGGTCCTGACACCAACGATTGCGCTGGCACAGTCTGTACCCACATTCACTAAGCTCGTGACGATCCCCCAGATCCAGTCTGCTTTGGGAGCGAAGGCCGATGCCAGTAGCGGCACATTGACAACACCCACAATCACTGGCGGAACGCTTGATGGAAAGCAGACTGTCACGACCGCGAGCGGGATAAGTGCAACACTATCTTCTCTCCTTGGCCAGCAGATCAACGTCGTGAACTATGGCGCGGTCGCAGGCGGGACGGATAGCGGAACGGCCGTTCAGAATGCGCTTTCGACCGCTGCCAATCGCTTCCCAGTCTATTTCCCGTATTCAGCGTATGGCTACACGCTCAATTCCGGGACCTACACCGGAAAGGAAATCGGGACCTGGTTGCTCAACGGGAACACGATCAGAGGAAATGCTATTGGCACGCCAAATTCAGGGGGTGGCACGCTGGTCAGTCCGTACACAAACCCCTGGCTGATCGCGACGGATCAGAAGTCTGTTTATGACCCCGCAGCAGTTCCTCAGGGCAGCAAAGAGACAATGGCGGCTGTTAGCCAGGAGTGTCTGCCGAACCGCGTTAACGGACAGAATGCCAACACGTCCCGCAACTGGATCACGTGCCTCTATGCGGGCGCGGATACGGGGTCAGGTGGCACAAGCGGCGTTGACATCAGCACAGAGGTCGCGAACTGGGTTCTGAATATTTCAGGAAATCATGGTGTGACGGCGGAGCTTGATACGAACTTCAACGCTGCGGTCACTGATGGACAGTGGACGACCGGTTTTTTTCTGACAGGTGGCGGTGCTCCGGGAACGAATGTGAACTCCGTTGCGCTGTCCATCATGCACGCCGCTTATGATGGTTCCTGGTTGCCGTGGACGACGGGGCTATCAATCCGTGAGGCGACCAATCAGATCCAGCAGTACAAAGCCAGCGCTGGTGAAACCGGGTTTTTCCAGCAGGCCTTCGATCAGTCCGGGAATACGCTTTGGCAGGTCGATAAAAATGGCTATGCAAAAGCGGTCGGATTTGTCTCCATGGCAACAGGAAATCCTGCTTTCAGTGCCCGCGCAGCAAATGCCGATGACTTCGTTGCGACACGCGCATCAGCTACCGATACCGGCTTCTTTTTCCGTGGGTATGATGAGAGCGGCAATACACTTGCATCCTTGGATAAGAGAGGATCAGCAACAGTCGCGGGCCTGATCAATACCAACCACACAGGAGAGAGTGCGTCATCGACCTGTACCGTTGGTGAGATGCATGCCGACGACCTGAATATCTACGTTTGCACCAGTGCGGGGACCTATAAGGTCGCAGCCCTTACGGCCATCAAATAATGGCTTTGCAGCGCCTCAATCTATCCGGTGGCTCGTATGAAGCGCGGGCCGTCTCGGTGGCGGCACAACGCTGCCTGAACCTGTATGGCGAGCCCGTTCCTGTTGAGGAGGGCGAGCCAGTCCGGTTCGCCTACTATCTGACGCCCGGGCTGCGGAAAATTGCCCAGATGACGGGGGCGATCCGATGCCTTTACCAAACGACGCAAGGTGATCTGATTGTTGTCGCAGGCAGTCAGGTTTCGCGTCTGTACAAAGATGGCGCACTGACCTCCATCGGGACCATCTCGCCCGGATCAACGCCTGTGCGGATGAGCGATAACGGGACGTGCCTTTTTATCGTGGACGGAAACTCAGGAAATGGGTGGTTCTGTTCCATGCCATCTTCCCCGGGCAGTTCAAAAGGCAGCACGACCACATTCAGCTATTCCGTGAATAGCGCGACCAGTTCGGGTTCTTCGTCTCTGACGATTATGAGCACGTTTACGTTGTCTGCGGGTTATGTTTACACCCTGTCTGGCACTGGGATTGCTGAAGGAACGACAGTCACGGGCGTGTCGTCTGCCTTGTCTGCCACAACGTCCGGAGACGCGGCAGAAGGTACGCAGACGATTACCGTTCAAAGCGTCGTCTCTAACGTCGGCGGCTGCACTATTGCTGGCGGTGGCATTGCAGCCGGCACAATCGTTCTGGCGACCTCCGCCAATGCTGCGAATTCCAGCTACACCGATATAGAGCTTTCTGCACCGACCACGGCAGATACGCCTTCGAATACTGTTCTCACGATCCTGTCCACGGCTGACCCGGACGCGGATATTACGACGCTCACCCTGTCGCAGGCTACGACGGCAGACATTGATGCTGCAGCATCCGTTTCGATTGTGACGTCTTCTCCCAACCCCTATGGCGCTTTGGTGAAGATCAGTGATGACGCGTTCTATGGCTCGCCGACCATCGATATTCTGGACACGTTCTTTCTGTTCGTGAACCCGAACACAACGAACTGGTACACGTCTCCGGCGCAGTTTGCTGACGAGAACCAGACACCATTTGATAGCCTCTATGTCGCAAGCGATGCGACGAGCCTGGGCACGATTATCGGCCAGTGCGTTGTGGGGCAGTATATCTGGCTGTTCAGCCGGTCACAGGTCGAATTCTGGTATGACAGCGGTGCGGCAGACTTCCCATTCCAGCGCGTGCAGGGCGTGACGCTCGAAACCGGATGTGTCAGCCCCTACACCATTGCCAAAATCCCGACGACCGGAGCGACACCGAACGGTGGGGTTATGTGGCTTGGCCGGGACCGGGCTGGATATGCCCGTGTCTATATGGGGCAGCAGACAACGGGCGTTCCGGTTTCAACCTTCCCGGTTGAAGGCGCCTTGCAGGCCATGCCGGACCTTTCGGGGGCGGTGGCAAGCGTCTATCAGCAGGAAGGGCACGTCTTCTATGTCCTGACGATCCCAGGGCAAGCGGCTTCGTGGGTCTATGACGTCTCTGTAGGGCTGTGGCACGAGCGGTGCAGCCTGGACGCATCCGGGAATGAAAGCCAGTACCGCCCTTATTGCTGGGCCGCAGCGTATGGCAAGGTTTTCGCAGGTGATTACGAAAACGGCATCATTTACGAGGCGAGCCTTGAGACGTTCACCGAGAACGGAACGCCTATCAAACGCCAGCGTGCTTTCCCTCACCTTCTGACCAGTGGCACGCGCGGCATTCATCGCCAGTTCATGGTGGATATGCAGAACGGCGGAGGCCAGAGTGTTGACGTGGATTGGAGCGATGATCGTGGCGCAACATTCTGCACTCCGCAGTCTCTTTCCCTGGGTGCAACAGGAAACACATGGCCGTCGCTGTGGCGGCTCGGTCTGGCGCGTGATCGCGTGTATCGCCTCACATGGCAGGCATCTGGGAATACCGCGCTCATGGGGGCATTCCTCGCGATCGATCCGGTGCGGACATGAGCGCACGCGACCTTAACTGCCCGCTGCCTCATCAGATCTGCAACGCAGATGGCACACTGACGGCATTGGGACAGACCTTCCTTCGGCGCCTTTGGGAGCGGACCGGATCGGCTCCGGGCACCGACACGGTGTGGATAGAAGCCGAGGCCGATATGGCTATGCTTTCTGCTGCCCAGGCTCAGAGTTCCGCCTTTGCGGCATTGCGTGAAGCGCAGGACGCTCTCTCCCTTGCCCAGCAAGCGCTATTGCAAGCCCAGTCCATCCGGGCGCAGGCTTTAAAAGCATTGGAAACGGCACAGGATTACGCTATCCTCACTCTTACGGCACGCGGTAACGCTCAGGCGGCACAATCTCCCGATGAGAGCATGATCTTTGCGATCATGAAGCCCTGATGTCCGTCGTTGCAAAATCCCTTCAGCCTGGAACAACCCTGACCGCAACTGCCGCTACAGTTTTCAAAGCTGGGGCTGGTACGAGTGTTGTGACGGGTGGCGTGCTGTCAAACCCCACCTCAGCAGCCGTGACGTTCACTGTCCAGATCCAGAGATCGGGCGGCGCGGCTCTGGCCGTCGTTCCGCAGCGGTCTATTCAGCCCAATGGCACGGATCTGCTTCCCGAGCTGTCGAGCCTTGTCCTGACGAATGGCGATGTCCTGCTGGCCTCGGGTGCAGGGCTTGTCTGCATCCTGAATGGGTACGCCCTGTCGTGATGACGGATGCTGAAATCCTCGGAGCGCAGCCGCCTTCTCATGCCGTGATTTACCGGGACGGTGATGCGGTCGGGATGCTGTTGCCGATCACGCCGTCCGTCTGGGAGGTCCATTGCGGGGCTGCACCGGCCATGCGTGGCAAAGCGTCCCTCGCCGCGTTCCGTCGCCTCTTGTCTGAGTTCTGGTCTGATCATCCCGAGGTTCAGGAACTGATTGGGGTTATGAAATCAGAGCATAGATCCGCGCGCCTGAATGCCCTTCGTCTGGGATTTAAGCACTTTCTCACTCACGACATTAAATGGCCCGATGGCGTTTATCGCATCACGGCCTGTTACCGCCTGGAGAAACCATAATGGGTATTGGTAGCGCAATTGGTGGAGCTGCCTCTGCCGCGTCTCAAGCAGCTGGAATGGCGGAGCAGCTTTCGTACGAAAAGCAGGCGCGCAAGCTTGCAATGAATACTGCGAACGAAGTTGCGCCTACCGTAACAAGCGCCGGGACAACAGCAAACAACCTGCTGAGCAATTACGCTTCCGCAGGAAACAACGCTATTAACAGCCTTTCGAACGGCCTTACGCAAAGCTATCTGGAGAGCACGCCGGGATATAAATTTCAGCTTGCTCAAGGGGAACAGGGCGTTACCAATGCCGCCGCAGCGCGGGGGCTTGCGAATAGCGGTGCCGCTGAAAAGGGCGCGGCATCATATGCCAACGGCCTAGCTGACAGTACGTATCAGAACCAGTTCAACGACACGAACGCGCTGGCACAGGAGGGCTACAATGCCCTTAACCAGCAAGGGCAAAATACTATCAGCACCACAGAAAACGCAGCGAACATTAAAATGGCAGGTGCGGGAGCAGCAGTTTCATCGCTCGCAGGAACCGGAAGCACCTATCAAAACGGCCTGACATCATTGGGAAGTACGCTGAGCCAGTACGGCGAATACGCTAATAAACTACTGGGGAACCTTTGATGTCTGAATGGTTCAACCTTAACGCCCTGGCTAATCCGCATTTTACAGCTCCCGCCAATCCCTTGGAGCTGGCCCAGCAAGCGCAAGCACTCAAGACCGCACGCCTCGCCTACCAGAATGATCTGGCCGGGTATGACGCGAAGATGGCGCAGGGAAAAGCTCTTCTCGGTGCCACGAGCTCAGATGGTCGCACAGATTACGCAAAAGCCCGCGCCACGATGGCCTCTGATCCGGCTGCCGCATATGGGGCGGCTGATGCCTTTTCCGCGCAGAACAGATCTCGTCACGAGGACGTTCTTAATCAGGATGAGCAGCTCTCTTGGCAGGAACATGCTCGGGATGCGATGGCAGGAGCGTTTATCCGCGCAGCCAACAATCCAACAGATGCCAACATCCGTGGTGCGGGCGCTTTCATCTCCAGCTTTCTTCCAGCGGCGCGCGATCAGATTACTACAGGAACGAAAAATCTCCTCTCTATTCCAACTCCAGTCCAGCGATCTGAGGCCATCAAGACGTTGGCGGTTTCAACGCTGCCTGGACATGAGCGGATTGCGCAAACATGGGGGACACCTACAAGCGTTGATGACGGCCAGACGATCCAAACGGGAACGCAGGCTTCCGGCATGGATGGCGGTGCGTTTACTCCTGCCGCTGGTGTGCAGCGCCGGACTTCGCCTGAGTTCAATAGCACCTATACGAACCGAACCATCATGACCCCGAAAGGCCCGGTCACGATGCCAATGACGCAATCTCAGTTTGATATCTATAACGGAACGCACGGTGGCTTTACCGGCCGCGTTGACGTGACAGGCAATGGCATTAGTGATCTGCCAGCTACTGCCGTTCCGGTGGGGGCCGACGACCAAACGAAAGTTGGCCTAGATACAAAAAATCGCCTTGCAGCAAGCATGAAATCTTACCGAGACGAAGAAACCAATTACCGTAACATGGCCGGGCTCTTAGGCGCGCTCAATGGCGAGCAATTTAGAGGGATGACGCTCGCCCAAGCGAGTAACTATGCTGACAAACTAGGCTGGGGGCACGGACAGTATGCCACTCTCACCCAAGAACTTACTAAAGCTGCTGCAAAAACACGCCAAGCTATGATGGATGGTGGCAGCGGCCCTCATACAAATGCTGGCATGGAAGAGCTTTCGCATATCTCTCCTTCGCCGGACATGACCATACCGGCAGCGCTGGCGCTTGTGCATGAGGGAATTACAGGCGCTTCCCAAAATAGCCGCCGCGCAACGTATGCTCAGAAAGTTCAGAACCCGATGGACGTTCCGCGCTCACTTTCGGAATATGACGCGCTTTACGATCCGCGTTTTGCGACCATTCAACGTCTTGGTCCTCAAGAGGGGCGTGAGTACGCAAAAACTCATATCGCAGATAAGGCACAATACGCAGCTTCTGTACGCAAGATGGCGCAAGCGCAACGCGACGGGAAATATGACTTCGGACTTACGCAAGAGCAGGTTGACCGCATTCTAGGCCAAAAGAATGGCCGATGACCTTCAACAAAGGGTTGATGAGGCTTTTGCCGCAGCAAGTCGTGCAAGAAACATTGATGAACGCTGGCTGAGGGCTGTCGCGCAGACGGAGAGCGGCGGCAAGCTGGATGCCAGAAGCCCTTCTGGCGCGATTGGCCTTATGCAGTTCATGCCAGAAACTGCAAAGCAGCTCGGCATAGACCCTCGTGATCCGGTTCAGTCGATCCACGGAGCCGCACGCCTTCTGGACGAAAACCTAAAAAGATATGGCGACCCAGTGAAGGCTATGCAGGCCTACAATGCCGGAACCAACGAAACCCACTGGAACAATCCTGAAACAACCGCTTACCCGGGGAAGGTGCTGACTAATATGGCAACTATTCACACCAAACAGCAGTCTTCTCCTGCGCAAGATTTAGATGACAGCGTTTATGGGTGGGATGAGCATTCGGCCAAACCCGCATCTGGCCCCGAGCTTGACGATAGCATTTACGGATGGTTACCAGAGACCCCAGCCAAGCCTGAACCATCGCGCGCCGAAAAAGCCTGGACGCTCGTAAACGATACGGTGAACTCCGCAGGCCGGGAGATTGATCGGACATTCGGTGTTGGTGTCCCTCACCTTGTGAGCTGGGCCACATCTCTTGGTCATCACATGGACAATCCGGTTTCTCGCGCTGCACATGGCGTTGGCGACTGGGTGGCCTCCCAGGAAGATGGCGACGAAGCGGCGCGCAAAAATGACTATGGCGCTCCCTACACGGATGCAGCCGGGACCGTGCTTGGTGCAGGATTGGCAACTGCGCTGGGTGGTCGTGTCGTTCGCCCGGCCGCTGCGGCACTCGATGGAACGCGGGCCGGTCGTGTTGTCGCTAATGCGCTGACTGGCGAAGGCCCTTCCTCGATGAAGTACGCCAACAACGCCCTTGCGGCAGGTGTGCAGACCGGTCTCGCTGGTGGCGACTGGAAGGACGCAACAGCCTTAACGCTTGGCCTCGGTGCGGCTGGAAAGCTCGGGGGCAAAGTCCTGTCGCCTGTTACGGATCGGGCCTCTGCGGCGCTCCGCCGTGCCGGGGATTATCTGGATCCGCAAGGCGCGGCTGCCAGAGGAGCAGAAGAAGCACCCACAGAAATCGGACGGGCTGCCAGCACTTCGGCACAAAAGGCGGAAGAGAAAGCCCAGATCAAAGCTATCTCGAAGGTTGGCGCGTTCAGTGACCCGGAAAAGGCTGCGCAATCAATCATGAAGGCCTTTACCAGCAAAGACGGCACGCGCCTGTATGAAGCGCAGACCCCAGGAGTTTTTCAGACTGATGCTGTTCGGAGGCAGGACCCCAAAACAGCGGGCCTCGAATGGGGGTTGCGAGATCAATATCCAGACGCGTTTTTGACGCTCGATAGCGCGAACGACCACGCCTACACGCAGCACCTTCGCGAAACTATTGGGACGCCAGAGCAAATCAAAAATCTTGAAGAACAGCGCAAAGCTTTCGAAGAGAATCATCGCGAACAGGCATTTGCTAATGAACAAGCCGTTCCAGTGGGTGCGCTTCACGACACAATCGACCGCCATATCGAGGCCAATAAAGGCAATCGGTCGGTTGTCCAGGCGCTCAACAAAGCGAAGCAGGCTCTTTCTGATGTGACATTCACTCAGGAAAATCCCTCGCCCACAGCTAGCTTGTGGAACATGCCTGATGAGCCTGTAAGATGGGGGCTTCCAAACAAACTTTGGAATGTCCGCAAAGAAATTGGTTATGGACTGCAAAAGGCCGCTGCAAGTGAGGATGCTCACATGCGCGCTGCCGCAGCGCAGCTTTCTCCGTTCATGGATGACCTCGCCAATCATATCGACCAAGGTGCCACAGGCTTTCACGACTACCTTGAGGGTTACTCCCGCCACTCAAGCAACATCGATAGCTTACGCTTCCTCCAGTCGCGCGGCCTGACACAGACGTCCACCAATGCTCCAACGGGCGAAAGTGTAAATTACACGGCACTGAAAAAGCTGATCAACCAGATCGATAAAAACGAAGTTTCCGTATCAACCAAAGGGACGGATGCGGTCACGCCAGAACAAGAAGCACGGTTGCGGATGGTTTATCGCGATATGCACGCTGAAAAGACAATGCAGAAAGCAGCCGGTTCAAGTTATGGGTCAAATACCTTCAAAAATGCTATGCAGCAGCGCCAAAAGGAAATTCGTGGCGGCCATACAGGGGGCGCGCTGGCGACTATGGGCACGCTGGCTGGAGATCATCTGGGAGGCGCGCTAACCGGTGGCGTTACAGGAACAGTCCTGAACGCAGGCAACTCCCTTTTAGGCCACGCCCTTGCCAATCGTCGCCTGACCAAGATGGAGCAGACGGATCAGGCGGTTATCAATCACCTGTTGGGCCGTTAAACCGGATACCATGGAGAGTTCGGCGAAGCTGCTCTTCGCGGCCTCTTTGAACCATAGCTCGAATAAAGTGCGGGGCCATTGAGACTAAAAGCGCTGCCCACACCAACGGCATAGTCCCATCGGTCAATGTCTGAGTGATTGGCGCATGATCGTTAATTGCTAGAAGTGCCACCAAACAGATTACGCACCCGGAGCAAAACGCCAGAAATGCCCCTGGCCAGAACGCTCCGCGTATCCACCAAGCAAAAAACACGAAGGCCACGACGAGATAGAGGAAGATCATGGCAAGATATCTATCATGCGTCTTCCTCTGTAGGGTAGGAGAAAAGGCGTTATCAGAAAGCTCGGGGCGTTATTCTCTAAGTGTGCTTTAATTTGCTTGGGCAAATAGAATGCTTCGGATCCCACCATAAAACTCGGAAAATAGCCTTATCTTTAACCCCAAAAATTCTTTCTTCCCCTTGAACTCGCAATGAGTACACACTGTCGTATTGATCTTTATAGATCATCTGCAAGCGCACTTGAGCTGCTTTAATAATATTCTCTACTTCAATGTCGTGGCTTCCAGTCGCTTGGATCTCACCCCATTTTTTTTTCTCAAATTCTTGAAGCCTAGGGATGACCTCCCGAAGAATTTTTTCAGCCGGAACGGCTGCCCAGCAGTATGGGCCACCCCAATCAACCTGATCGAAAGACCATCTAAATTGCTGAGCTGCGACATGCTCAAGTACCCCACCGATACTGGGCTGTTTGGAGTTGATTGGGCTTGACGCCCTCCCAGGCGCTTTAAAAGCCTCCCGGGCAACTCCCCCACCCTTAAAGGGATTTTGAGAGGGGCGCGCTACCTTATTTTTTCTGCCCATGCCTTGTCAGTTAGGAATGTCCGTGTTGGCCGCGTCAGGTGGAAGGGATCCGTAATACTCTGCCATCGCGGCTTGGCTAATAACATTCATGCAGCGAGTTCCTTCCTCATTATCGCCACGAGCTTCGAGCCATGGCGCCTCGGCGTGAGTGAGATCGCTAAGCCATTGAGCTGAGTGTTTCCCATAATATTTCAAAACTGCATCTACAGTTTCCCGCTGCATCGAATTCAATGCACAAGCGTTTCCATTTACTTCGCCTGCTTCTACTGAGAATTGTCCGCGATGCTCCGAATATAGGTCTGGGCACACCGGCCCGTTTTTCCAAGCCTGAAATTCTTGAGCAAACAATGGGGCATCATCCCAGACCAGTGACCAAGCCTGTGAATAGTAGCAAAGTTTCTGGAGCTTCATGGCGCTCATGGGTGAGCTACAATTTTGCAGGATATATTCTGCAACGTCGTTAACTCTCACCATCTCACTTCTCCGTATTTTTGACGCGACAATTCGCCTTGCGTTCACGTACTTGTTTTTCAAGTCGGATCGAAAGTTTGCGAAGAGGCTTACAATGTACGTAATGCATAACGCGCGTAGATCACGGATCATACGTGAGAGCTCAGCGCAAACATTATTCTTCTGTTGAAAACAATCATTTTTTGTGGATTGTCACAAAAGTCATGTTGATAACCCAATTTATGTCATTAATTTAATGTGAGTAACGTTAATTACGTTGATAACTATCATAGATATCCACAGGATTATGACAATGCCAGCCTAACTACTGCGCGCGTGAATTGATTCGTACGGTCAAGGGAAATTCCTTACTTTCCCCTGTCCGGCAGACTTTTCCCCTTGTACTGACCCCCTCACTTCCGCTATCTTCTAACCACGGCACGCTTCGCGCTGGCGGCACAATTCGAACTCCGAATGTCGCCCATGCGCCGTCTATTGCTTGTCGTTCCCCTTCTTCTCGCCGCGCCTGCTTTTGCGCAGACATGGTCCGCTAATCCGGTCGAACCGTTTACATATGGAAAGCGTGCTGGCGTTTCGGCGAACCCCCTTGTCACGCTTGCTGTCGGGCAGGCCTTCCCCGTTGCCTCTCTGCCTTCGACCTGTACGGACGGCGCTCTAGCGCTTGCCACTGATGGCCGGACGCCGATTGAGCCATCCGGCGCAGGAACGGGCGTCGTCGCTCGCTGCCTTTCCAATGCATGGATTTCCCTCGCTGATGGAAAGGCCGTGCAGAAATGACAGGCATCAATCCAGAGACTTTTGAGGGCGGCCCCTGGCTTACCAAGCGTCAGGCGCTGGATAACCAACAATCAATTCAGGCCGGACCTACAATTGTTGCGGGTGTGCTTCAAAAGCAATCGTCCGCTCCCGGTACTGGCAGCGTAACGCTCGACCAAACAGGCGCGGTGATCAGCAATCAATCCAGTCTGACATTCCCCGGGGCTGTTCCTGCCACCCGGAGCGTTCTGGCGCTTGATGTCGCCAAGCGCGCACCCGGCTATCTCGATGACAGTGTTGTTGGCTACGCCCCGAATGATATCTGGCAGGCGAAAAAGCAGCTTTACACCTGCCTGCGCAATGGCGCAGGTGGCGCGGTCTGGGACTTAACGCCTGACGTCGCACCGGCCTGTCCGGGTGATGTGTTCGGGACTGACCTTGTCGGAGCCTGGGGCGTGGATGCGGCTGTTGCCGGTTTTACGGGACCAGCCTTCGACGTCACCACGACAGTCGGGGGTGCGTCGGTTGTCACGACGGTGCCGATTGTCGCGGGCGGCAAGCATGACGCTGGCATTCTGTCCCGCGCCCTTGTTGATCGCGATAGCGGCACGACGGCTGAAGTCACGACGCTCTATGACCAGTCCGGTGCCGGTCATAATCTGACAGGCTCCTACGGATCAGCCCCGAAAATCGGTGTCGTCACGGTCAACGGCTTTCCGGCCATCTCCTTTGATACGTCTGGCGCTTCGGCGGCACGGTCACTGAAGAACACGGCGGTGTCTCTTGCGTCTGGCACGTTCACGGCCCTGGCGTTTGGTCGGTGGGCTGGCACGAACGCGGCATCGGATGAACGTATTCAGCTTTTGACGGTCGGGTCCGTCTCGACGATCAGCGGTATCAATGAAGACGGCAAGCTCGGCCTCTATGATGGCACGTCCTACGTTCAGGGCAGCCAGTATCAGCCGTGCAATCCGTCCATGGTGGGAATCAGTGCGGCCGGTGGCACGTCAGTTTCAACGTGGATCGGGGAGACATCGAACGCGGTCACGGTCGCAGCCTCTGCGCTTGGGACGATGGCAGGCTTTACACTTGGATCTTCTGGCCTTGGAAATGCCTGCAATGGCGTTCTGACGGGTGTGGTCCTGGCGAAACGTGCAGCCACCACGACCGACATTCAGCGCGCCAACCGATCGGCAACGCTGCGCTGGAATTACACGCCGCAGGTCAAGCCACGCCTGTTCTGCATCGGTGATAGCCGCACGGCTGGCTACATCAACGCAGACTGCCAGAACTGGCCAGGAATGATCGGGGACTATCTGGATCAGCCGCTTGAGGTGTTTAACCTTGCTGTTTCCGGGTCGCAGACGACGGACTTTATTCCCAACACGCAGCCGGGTCTCATCACTGAACTCGGCAAAGGCGGCTACGACCTTGCGACCATCTGGCTTGGGGTCAACGATTTCAGCCATGGCAAAGACAAGGCCGCCACGCTCCAGAACGTCCAGGCGATTGCAGCGGCTGTTCTGGCGGCTGGTGTCAAGCACGTCTGGGTCATCTCTGAAGCCAAGACAGGCGATATGGACTGGTTCTGGCAGTATTTCCCGGCTGGCCAGCATCCGAACATCACGCTTCTGACGCCATTTCTGAACGGGCTTCCGCTCTCGGTTAATGCTGCTGGGAACTATGATCCTGAGCTTTGGCATCCAGACAGTATTCATCCGCTTCCTGCCTCTGATCGCACGCTTTCGTCAATTATTGCGGCATCCGTAAACACATTCATCGCACAGGATATCGACGCATGAGCTACGTTCAGACTGCAACGGTCCTGTCGCAGAGCGCGAGCGAAGTCCTTGGGGGCGTCTATCCAACCGCAGTTCAGCCGTCTTATGCGAGCCGGTTTGATAATGCGCTTGAGAACCTGGCTGAAGGCAACGCCCCTTCGGTGCCGTTTCTGTCTATGGCTCCCGTGGCAGCGGACGAGGTTGTCACACTAGGCCGCTCTCTATCCTCCCCTGTTGCACTTCAGACAGCAGCGCCGCAATCGGCAGAAATGACACTGATGTTTGTCGCGCGGTTACAGAACGCGCCTGCGTCGGGGAATGGCAACATCGGGGTGATGGGAGCCACG